TTCTTTTAAATATTCTTTCTCAGCTAAAACTTCATTATTATTATACTTACTTGCTCTTGCTTTAGATTCATCTTTTCTCCTTACATATGCTTCTGTAGCATATTTCTTTTGTAAAGCAGGATCATTAATATAATCAGCATAAAACATCTTTTGTAATGTAGGAATAATAAGGTCCCCATTCTTTTGTCTGACCATATACATACCAGATTTATCTGGTTGAGTTATGTCAACAGACAAATTATACTTTTTAGCTAAGTCCATGTACTGTTGAGTAGCATTAACATTTGGAGTATACATAATATTTCCAAAACCTAAAACATCAGCTTCTGCTGCATTTTTAAATTCTTCTAATCTGTAATCCATGTCTTTAATACCTACATCCCAGTATGCACCTCTATCTTCTTTATTTTTACTTGATGCTAATGCTAATGCTCTTGACTTTTCATCTTTATAGTTCTTAGTAAGAGCCATATCTTTCATCAAGTTTTTATTTTCATAGACAGGTCTAAAAATTTGTTTAGCTTGTTCTACATTTTGTTCAAGAGATAAATCTAAACCAGAAACTCTTTTTAATTCATAGTCTATATTTTTTAGATAATCATCTTTCATCTTGTTACTTGAATCTCTAGTAACATCTTGATAGTATAATTGTCCATATAGATTATTTAATTGCTTATAATTCTTATCATACTGATTTTGCTTTGTTTGCAAAACATTATTATAAAAATTATAGTCAGGCTGAAATGGTTGAAAATCAGGAATATAATCGGTGACACCAGAAATATATGTAGCCATAATTAAATGTATTTAAATGTTGTATTATTAATTCTTTTTCCTAATAACTTACGGCTCAATGAACCTTTAGTAATATTTAATAAATCACAAACTTCAGCAAGTGAACTATAAATTATTCCTGTTGTAATATCAATAATTTTTTTTCCTCTTTTGTCTCTATGTACTTTTTTAAAGTCAATCTGTTCTCTTGATTTTTTTAGTATCTCTTTATGTTCTGGTGAAATAGTTCTTTCTTTAAGTTTTTGAATACAAAGAGCAGAAGGTTTTTTACCTTTATTAGCTTGTCTTAATTTTTCTTTTGTTTCTTCTGAGTGTATAGAACTACCATTAGGATCTGTTGGTTTTAAGTTGTAACCTATATTTCTATCTAAACAATTATAACAACTAACCCAAAAATGTTCTTTTTCATGTAATACTTCAATATTGCATAACTCAAGAATCTCAAATTTAAAATTTACCTCTCCATATTTATTCCAAGCTTTTTGTAAATAACTGTTTTTGTGATAATTATTTCTTAAATCATATAAATGACCATTTTTTCTTGTTCTAATATTAGAAGCACAACCAATATATAATTTATTATTTACAATATTAGTAATTTTATAAATACCTGATGAAGATTGAATATATGTTGCCATAGCTAATTTTTTCTATTGTAAATCTATAAAATTTTTAATTTCTCTATAAACATCAAAAGTTTAGAGTATAAATGGGTAAGTTATATCACTATAAATAAAGCCTCCTTTTTGTTTATATATTGACATAACTTTTTGAGCATCACCATTATCACCTCCACCAGATGATGCAGCATTCATTTTTCTTTTAACACAGTTTTCAATCTGAGCTTCATCTTTATAATACTTAGAACATTCATCATGATATGCTTTGTCATCACTTCCAGACATTTCAGGTTTAACTTTTCTAGATTTGGTTTCATCATATGTAACTTTACCACCACTTGATGCATCAACATCAAACTGAGGATATATCTGATTCATAGCATCTGTTTTCATCATGTTTGTGATACCTGATGTAGTTTGATTTAATAAATTATTTCTCAGTGCTCTCTTAGTATTATCATACTGTTGATTAGAAATAGTATTCTGATCATATAGTTTTTGTTGAGAAGCAGTATTTAATTGTTGCTCTTGATTCTCAATGTTAGAAATATTGGATTCAAATTGGTTAGCAATGTTTACATTGGCATTATTGTATTTAGCCATTACATCCGCAGCATTTTTACTAGCCGCTCCCATAACACCTGATGATCTAGCAGACAATGCTTGAGGTCCTGCAAACTGTCCAAGAGCTTGTGTTTGTATATTAGCTTGCTCAGCATTAGCAGCAAGTTCTCTTGTTGGATCCATGAATGTAGGTTTTGGTGTTCTCAAATCATACTTAGCAGCCCAAGGCATGTATTTTTTAGCACCCATTAAATCACCAAAGGCACCTGCAATTTTCATTTTATCTTGCAACCACATTTTAGGTTCAGTCTCTTGAACAGGAGTACCACTTTCTACACATGGAGGACAACTATTATCAGCATTTCTTTCTGGTACATAAGCACTACCATCAGCTCTAGTACATTCTGGACATGGTCCTGCTACTTGGTCTTTCTTTTCTTCAGGTACAGCTTCAAAGTTTCCTCTATCAATTGCTGGATCAACACCATGAGCAAGTGTAGAATTTTCTGCATCACCATCTATAGGAGACATTGTAGCATATTCAGAACCATATAATGTTCCCATTTCTGTTTCATCTGCACCACCTGTATTAGTTTCTCTACTTTTATCTTTTCCTAAGAATTGATACATTGAATACTTTTGATCATCATCAAATTTATCATAAGCACCACTTTTTTTATTTCTTTGTACTCCTGCAATAGCATGTGTACTAGCTTGCTCAAGAATAGTTGTTTTTACATCAGGTAATGTAATACCAACTGCTGAGGCAACTTTTTCTTTACTTGTCCAATCATTATCTGTGTATTGTTTATTTATTTTTTTAGCATCATCAAGAGTCATAGTTGAGCCATCACCTTTTTTAATACCAGCAGCAACCATTTGTTCTGGTGTCATAAGTTTACCTTTGTAATTTGTAAAAAGTTGCATGTCAACACCTGCTTCTTTTATTTTATCATTTCTTTGCTTTTGACTTAATAAATATTTTACAGCATCATCATCTGATATGTCCATTTTAGAATACATCTCAAATCTTTTATCAGCATTTTTAGTTTTACCATAAGCAGCTCTATTTTTTAATGCTGCTCTATATTCTTTAAGATACTCTTCTCTAACTTTTGATTTTGGATCTTTTAATTCTTTTTCTAGATAATTATTTTGAGATATATGTAATGCTTTAAGGTCATCAAGTGTTACATTATCTTTTTTAGTAGGCGGTACATATCTTGCAGGTTTACCATTTAACAATATATTAGGTTCTTTACCTGGATGCTTATCTTTCCACATGTAATATTTTTTATTAGCTGCTTCAGAATCTAAACCTGTAACATCCAATGTACCATCATCTGCTGGAGCACCTCCTGCAGCACCAGTAGAACTAGCACCTTCAGCACCTTGATATGTTCTTAAAGCACCTCCTCTAGCATACATAGCAGACTTAGGTCTTCCCATATAGTTTCTAGAGTTAATACCCATAGCCATACCATATTCAGCTTCTGGCATATCATCACCATAAGGTAAATCATATCCACCCATAGCCATACCATACTGAGCCATTGGTTGTTCCATTTCTCCTGGTTGTGCAACAGGTTGTCCTTCATTCATCTCTTCAGCTTGTTGAGCTTGTTGAGCATAATCAGGATCTTGTTCTGCAGTATTTTGTTGTTGTTCTACTTCTTGTAATTTACCATCAATTTGAGAAGCAAACTGTTTAATAGAAGGATCAACAAATGTATCTTCAGTATATTGATTTTCTGCAGTCATTGGTTTAGCTACAGCTGGCATACCTTGAGGGAATCCTTTCTTACCTTCTTGTACTAATGCTAATGCTGCAAGTTTGTTTTGATAATTTTTAATCATCAACTCTGCAGTTTTTCTATCAATTTTATCTGAATCAGGATCCTGAAGTATCTTTCTATATTTTTCAATATCATATTGCTTAGCTAATTCAGCAGGAGTATAACTTTTCTTACCCTTACTACCTTTACCAAACATTTGTAAGAACTCAGGTTCTTTAATGTTCATACCTCTGAAGTCACTATATATAAAAGTGTCATCAGGTAAGTTTAATGGAACACCACCGCCAGAGTGTCTAGGACCTTTGATAGTTTTGTGTTCTGGCATTCCATCACCATTGATGTCACCATATACAGTTTCTCCTCCTTCTGCTTCTAGATTAGCTTCTTCTCTAGGAACAGCCGTCATATACTTGCTGGCTTTTAGACTTGGTTTACCTATATAAGCATTGTAATCTGCACCACCCATAGCTGGTACATCATTAGCTAAAGAACCTTGTACTTGGTAACCTGTTCTAGCTTGCGGTACTTTTTTAATTCTTACTTTCATCTTATTAAGATTATAAATATTCTACTTCACCTCCGTTAGCAATAAACTCTGCTAATTCTTCTTCAGTCATATCAACTTCATCTCCCTCAGTATATCCCCCCTCTTGCATGTAGCCTCCAGATTGACCATATGCAAATCTACCCATAGTTTCTTGACCTGTTTCATTAGGTCTAAACATACCTGTTTGTTGACCATAAGCTACATAATCTCCTTTATCTTTATTAGTAGAAGCTCCATAAAGACTATCAGCATTAAAGTTATTAGCATACATTTCATTTTGTTGCTTAGCTTGATCTAAACCACGCATTGCTCCAGTGAATGCATCAAGACCCATATTTAATTTGTTATTAAAATTAACACCATTAAATTTTCTTCTTGTTTCTACATCTTGTGCAATTAAATCATCATCTTCTTTATTATCACTTACCGGACTTTCTCCTACTGCCTCTACAGCTCCTGATAAACTTTGAAAACTTTTTGGTAGACCTGGTATTCCTGTTGATGGTTGTATTGGTCCTAATGAAGCTGTTGGATCAGATGCAGGATTTATACCATTAGTAGGTGACTTAACACCTATTTGAGCTTTTGGTAAACCACCATATTTATAACCACGTTTACCTCTAATCATATCTTCTTCAAACTGATCAGCTTCTTCTTGTTCTTGAGCTTCTTTTAATGCATCCTCTTCCGCTTGTGTAGCTTTTGATTTACCTGTAGAAAATTTATAACGCTCACCTAAACCTGGATCTATCACATCTAAAGAAGGTTTAAATTCTTCTCTAATATATTCAGCATTTTTTAATGTAGGTAAATACCAATTTTCTATAAAATCTCCTTTATCTGAATTATTTAATAATAATGGTGAATCAGGATTAAGATAAGTTTCAAGTACTCTTTGTTTCTTTAACATATTTTCTCTATCAGCATTTGAAGCATTGATCATTTCAATATCTTCTGGAGAAAGTCCTTCTGGTAATGCAGCTTCTACAGTTCCATTATCCCACCATTCTGGAGTATCCATACCAATTTTAGTAGACCATGCTGCAGCATCTTTCATTGCTTTTTGAGTATCTTTTTCTTTTTGCTTTCTCTCTTCCTCATCAACATTAACAAAATTAACACCTTTGTTAAATTCTTTTGTTTCATTTTCTAACTTAGCCCATTTTCTTTCTTGTCTTTTATCTCTTCTAGACAATTTTTCATATTGCTCATCAGGTATATTATATTCACGTTTTTTTGAATCATCATCATAAACATCTCTTTGTGGTTTATGATTTGGTTGAGGTCCTCTTTTAAGTTCATCAATATAATCTTCACCAACTTTACCAATGTTACCACTTTTAGAATAGTAATCAGTATATTTTTTAGGTCTACCTAATATACCTCTTTTATGTACAGTTCTTGCTACAGGAGTTAAACCTGTTAAAGGATCTTTATACAAAGCACCAGTCTTAGCGTTATATGGATTATTAGCTGTAGTATATTTTTCTCCTAACAAGAAGTCACCAGCTTTTTGAATAAATCCTTTTTGTGCTTGAGGTGTATCAAAACCACCTTGACTAAACATGTCAGGCTGATTCTCTCCTATATAACCACCTTGTTGTGCTATAGGTTCAAAGCTTCCCATTTGACTTGACTTTTGTCTGTTCTGAGCAAGTTCTTGTGCAGATTGCATTAACTCAGGATCATTAGACTTCATCATCTTATCATAGATAGAATCTATAGCAGCTTTACTAGATACTTCTTTTAGTTTATCAGTAAATGAAGATTTAATTTTAGAAACATCATTTGTTAAAGTATCTTTTTTATTACCTCTACCTATTTCAGTAGACTCTTCTGCATCACCACCTTCTTGTTTTTTGATAAGAGATAATACATTTTTTGTAAAGTTCTTTTTAGAACCTCCTTTTTTATAGTAACCATAACCATCTCCTAATGTATCCCATTCAATAGGTGTATAATTACCTTCATATTCACTTATGTCTTTTCCAAAATCACTAAAGTCATCTTTTACAGTTTTACCTACAAAGTCTGCAAGTGAGACTAATCTGTCATTTAAATCATCACCAGCATCTTCTTCTTCACCTTCATTAGCTGATAATTGTTCATATGATAAAATTGGTCCACCATCTTGAAATTCTTCTTCACTGTTAGCAATTACATCTGGCTCTTCTTCATCAGCATATGAATTATAATAATTCATACCATCACTTGCAGCATCTTCTTCTTCAGTCTCTTGATTCTCTTGACCTACAGGTTGAAACTCAGACTGACCAATTTTAGATTCTTCAGCAGATCCTTCTTTAGTTTCTGGTTGCTCTTCTTCTTCTGGAGCTTCCATTTCTTGCATAACTTGGGTTAAAATAGGATATGCTATTTCTTTAGGAACACCTTTAGAAACTAATAATCTATATATTTCTTCTGGCTCCATTTGATTATCTAAAGCCCCAGTTACATATTGTTTTAATGCTTCTATTTGTTTTTCCTGCATGACTTCTTCACTTCTTGTTTCAGCACCCATTTGTGCTTTCTTCAAAAACTGACCTGTCTTATTTATATATTCACCTTGTCCGTTAGGAGCTTTGTAAATTCTAACTGTTCTTCTTTCCATTTGTAAAGATTATAATTTAATATACTAAAAATAAATTTATTGTTTAAACTTTAAAAATTTAGTCTACATCTTCAACAATGTAACCTTGTTTAATATAGTCTTGAATTTCTTTAGAATTAAGTTTTAAAACTATACCACCTTTTTGAGCTTTAACCAATCCTCCTAATTTATTCATTTTACCTGGTTCAAACCTAAGCAAATTCTTATTAGGTTCTTTGTATAAATTTTGTGATTTTAAAAAGTTAATTACTTCTTCAGACATTGGTTCTTCTAAACCATTTTCTCCTAATCTTTTAAGAGAATTTCTACTCAAATTATTTCTTGTATCTAAGGTAGGTATAAGTTCAGGATGATTTTCACGTATAAGTTTCTCTTGCTCTTTAGTAATAAACTTATCTGTTATTGATTTATCAATATTTTTTAAAGCATCCCATCTTTTTTTCAAATGTGGATGTAAATTACGTAAATTACTATTACTTGAATTTCCTGAAGGATCAAGTTTTTTATATTCTTTATATACTTCATCTATTTCATTTCTCCAGTTTTTATAGTTTTGAATTTTTTTCTGTAATTCAGCATTACTATAAACATCAGATTTTCCTAAAGTTGGTTCTGAAGTAATACCAGACTTTAAATCTTTTAATGCTTCATCACCTTCAGAAAATTGTTTATAATTAAAATCACCTACATTATCAAATGTTTCTTTACTATAATTTGGATTCTTTTTAAATAAATGATTTAAACTTTCATCTAAACCTATACTAGTTGCTCTTTTTGGTATTGAATTTGCTTTTGTTTTACTTAGTTTTCCTGGTAAAGTTGTAGCATATTTACCTAATTGTTTAAGACCTTTACTTACTGGTTTATATAAAGGATAAGCATCCATTGCTGTAAACATATTTTCAGCAACAGCATCTACATAATCAGAACCTTTACCAGACTTATTAGCTTTTTTCCAAGGTTCCACAACTTTACCAGTTACTATATCAGTTAATGCAGTACCAGCAAATCCGGAACCTACTAGATTATTAATACTTGATCCAGGTAAACTTTTAACTAAAGACTTTTTAAGTCCAGCTTTACCTGATTGTACTAATGATGATTTAACAGCATTACGTCCAAGAGAAGTTAAACCTTTTGCTAAACCGATTGTACCTTTAACTCCAGCACTTGTCATACCAATAGGTAATGTCCAGAAGTCATCTACAGGTTGTGCTGCACCAGAAGATCTATTTTCCCATTCTGCTTTCTTTTTATCATAAGCTCTCATTTCTGGAGATAACCCAGCTTGAGTATTATTATAGACTTTACCATCTTTACTAATAACTTTAGTATATTTAGTTCCATCATCTTTTGTTACTACAATAGTTTTATTACCTTTCTTATCAGTATGTTCTTTTGAAAGTATAACTTTTGATTCACCACCTTTCTGAGCTTGATTAAGTTCTGGTACAGATATATCTTCTACAATGAATCCACCTTTTCTGTATTCTTCTATTTCATCATCTGTAAGATCTGCTTCTATATAACCACCATCTTGAAAGTAATCTACATTTGGATCATAGATTCTTTTTGAGTAATCTTTAAATAAAGGACCTTTTTGCATGAGCTTATTAATACCCATTATACTCTTAGTCTTTCTTTTCTTTTTTGTACCTCCTTTTTTCATCTGTGGGTATTCATCTACATAGTCTGCTCCAGGAAAAGTATAGTCTGCTCCCGGAAGCATTATCTTTCTCTGACCATTATTGGCTACACCTAATACAGGATAACCTACTCCTTTCATAGTAATATCATTACTAGGAATTCTAGTAGGTAAACCAGGATACTTCCACTGACCCATTGGATCAGTGATTATATCTTTTGGTTTCTTAGGAGCTTTAGCTTTGTCCAACTCAGCTGTAGCTTTAGATAGAGTCTTCTTGTTATACATTATCTTAAAGAAATTTCATTTTTACTATTATCAATTTTTAATACAATATTTGTATTACCAGATACATTTTTCTTGAAGTTAATAAAACTCATGTAATGTCTGAATTTTTTTCTTTGTAATTCTGGTTTAGCATAGTTAAGATTATTCTGATTTAATACTCTTCTAAAACCATCTGGTTCTGTAATCCATGTATTTAGATTACTATAATTACCTATCAATGTTGTAGTTCCAGGTACATATGGTCCTTGTCCAGCAGGGTAAGCTGTACCAATTGGAAACTCACCTCTATCTTTTGTAATATCCCAGAACTGATTAAATCTATATTTGTTTTCTTCTTTTGAAAATAAAATATCAAATGAAGTTAAGGTAGCTGGATTCAATCTAGGAAACTGTCTTGTAAGAGCAAGATCATTCTTAGGATATATATTAAGATTCAAATAACCTGATACTTGTTCTGAGTTATACACAACAGCTGTATCAAAGTTATAATCTAATACATGATAAGAATCTACACAGTTATCTGTTTTTCTATATGCTTCCATTATGTATTCTACCGATCTTGTAGTTGTAACCGCTTGACCTGTTGTAATTGGAACATCAATTTCACATGCATAATCAATACCATAATAATTACAATACTTATCACAGATCCAGTTATGTCTCCAACCACCGGTACCTTTTGTAGATATGAATACATCTTTAGTAGGCATAAATAAATCTGGATGCCAGTCATGGAAACTAATCCAGAACTGATTCTTAGGATCATAACTTATAGTCCATGATGCATCTCTAAATAAAATTGGATCACCAAGTTTAAATCTAGCTGTAGTATTACCATTGATGATAAAATAATCACCTGTACTATCACCTTTAAGTGGAATATATGTTACTTTTCCTTTGTACTTATCTTTAAGTTCATAATCTTTCTTACAGAAGTATAAAATAGTATTTGTATTATCAAACACTGCTTGACATCCAATACCTGCTACAGGATTATCTTGATAAGGATATAATGGAAAGTCTTGTGTTAATTTGTACGGTAGGAACAAAGTGAACCACCATTTCATACCTTGCTGAGAAATCTCTTGTAGTCCTTCTCCCACTGAGAATATTTTACCTGCCGCTTGAGACATGTAGAATATACCAACTGGTGTAGATATTACAGACAATCTATTTTGTGATGCACCATATTCATATGGTTTATCTGCATTAGATAATTGCTGTGGTGCTTGACTAAATAAACCTCCATCACCTAAAGTAACTTTAGTTCCTAAATCAGTTTGTAAAGTATCTACCCCTTGAAACATTATTGGACTATCATTTTTAAATGTAATTATTAAACCAGATTTATTTATTGACTTAACACCACTTACATGAGACTTAAATGC